AGTGTTGCATTAAACTTTTCCATTTCTGTAATAGAAAAACTAAGACTGCCTACATGAGCATCATTCTCTCGTATCTGTTTGATAATATCTTGAATTGCATCATGTCTTTCCTGAGTCTTATCAAGTTCTACCACTAATTCATCAATACCCTTACTATACTTTTCATATTCTCCTTGCTTATCAACAATCATATTGGTTTTGAATGTCTCATCAATATGTTGCTCACAGGTAGGGCAATCATCATTATTCTCAAAGAACTCAATATACTTATTGGTAGAAGAACGCTTTTCCTTGAGTCTCTCATTGATACCCTTGAGCTTGTTAATCTTATCAACTACTGTGTTCTCATCACCAATACTCTTCATACTTGTTTCACTAAGTTCTTGAAGTTTATTAATCTCTTCTGTTCTTTTGTAAACCTCTTCTTCATTACCAGCGATTAGTTCTATCTTTTCTTGAAGAATATTATCTTTATTCTTCTTAATATCCTCTATATAATTTTCCTGTAAAGTAATCTTTTCGGTTGTCAAGTCTAGGTTATAATTTACATCTCTCATGTGATCTGTAATATCTTTTAATTTTTGTCTAATTAGTATATTCATAATAGAAAAAATCTGTATGTCCAAAATATCCTCAACAACATCTCTACGTTGTCGAGCTCTCAATTGCATAAATGGAATGAATGCTGATGAACCAAGAATCACAACTTGGGTAAAGCTGCGATAATTCAACTTTAGAATTTGTTGTTCCAAATACTTCTGATAATCTCTAGAGTTTGCATCCTGATTATACATCTTACCGTTGATGTATATCTCAAACACATTGGGCTTAATACCACGAATCACCTTAAAACTTTTTGTGCCAATCTTGAAGTCTACTTCTACAAGACATCCACTCATATTGACAGAGTTTAATAATTGGGGCTTATTACAACCACGAAAAGGTTTACCAAACAATCCAAAACATAGTGCATCAAGAATGGTGGATTTACCTGACCCATTTTCTCCTATAATAAGTGTAGTAGAATTCCGATCTAATTGTATTTCGGTAAATTGATTTCCTGTGGAAAGGAGATTCTTCCATCTCACATACTTAAAAATTATCAAAGTTCTAAATCCTGTGCCTCATTGTATAATGACTTCATTGTATTCTTGAGTCTCTTCTTGCTTAAAGTAATATCCAAGTCATCAATATATTTCTCAAGTAACGTCATCGTATCTTCTGTATTTTTCACAATATCATCTGATACATTACTTGCATCTAGTTCTGAAAAGTCCTCTACTATTTTAACATCATGAGCATCAGCAAGTAAAAGTTTATCAACAAACCTGTCAAACTGGTATAAATCTTTCTTATTGACTACAATCAGCTTAACGTAATTATCCTTATACTGTTCTACATCATGCTCGTTATAATCGTTATCTGTATCGTCATAATAAATCTTCTTGAAGAGTGTATACGGATTCACAATACGTTCTAGTTCTCTGGTTCCTGTATCAAAAATGTGAAACCCTTTTGGATCGTTAAAATCGTTCCAGAAAATTTCATATGGAGTGCCTAGATAAAAGATATGGCCATCGTCAGACTTATGATGAAAGTGACCGCTGAATACAGTATCAAATCTGCGAAACAATTTACTGTCAAATTGTCCATCACCTATTTGTCCTCTATACATTTCAAAACCACTAATGTGCAAATGACCCATTAAAATATCTGCCTTTGCAGTTTCTAATTGGTTCATAGAAGCTTCATAGACACTTGAATTAATCCAAGGCATAAACAATATAGGAGTATCATCAAACTCTACCACCTCTGGAGCCGTATAGATTTTAAATCTATCAGAACCCACAAGCTCTTCCATAGAATTTACTTTATTGGTATTTTTGTAATAGGTATCATGATTACCAATAATGATATGTAAATCAACACCCAACTCTTGAAAACGATTAATAAACCTCTTACGAAAATCATTTGCAATGCGAAAGCTAATAAACTTACGCCTATCAACAACATCGCCCATATGAACGCATGTCGTTATACCTCTTTCCTCTAATGTAGGAAAAAATATATTTTCATAAAATTTGTAAAAGTATTCGTTAAAATTTAAATTATCGTTTCTTGCGCCAAAATGAGTATCTGTTATAATTGCTATTTTCACTCATTCTTCTCCATAAAATTTTCTAATCCTTTTGTTTTAGTGGTTTCTTTCTTTTTTGGTTTATAAACATCCTCATCAGGAAGCATCAGAGTAGGATCAAAGCCTTGTACAGAATATACTGTATCATCTCCTTCCATCGTAGTATATGTTTCATAATTATCGCTCTCAATTATTTTGTTTCTAACATGAGTTTGCTTTTTCTCTTTTGCAATTCTTCGTAAAAATGCATAGTATATAATTTGAGTAAAGTATGCAAATGGATTTTTTGATTTCTCTGGATTAAAATTACTTACATATTGTAAACAATTTTCAATACCATCAGAAATCATCTCATCTCTATATGTGTAATTAATAAAATTTGGACGATAAGATAGATGAGTAGCAATCTTGAAAAAACACTCACCAATATAATTTGTTACTGGAGGATTTATTTCATCATTTTGTTCTGCAATCTTACATTCATCTTTCCATTCAACCATCGCCTCTAAAAACTTTTTATTATCTACGTAATGGGGCTTTTTTTGTTTTGCCATTGAAACTCCTTTGTGGTTTATAATTATCTAAATCTACACCAATTGAGAGTAATTGTCAAGTAACAAAAGGGTCTTGACAAAAGAAAAAATATGTGTATAATAGGTTATGTGGAACCGTTAATGAACAAGTTTAGATTTTGAATCTAATTCCTCTAGCAATTCATCATATATCTCTTCTTTATTTGGTTCTTCTTCTTGTAATCTTCTCATTATATCTTCGGGTAAATGTATTTCTTCTTGTTCAACAACTTCATCCATATTTTCTAATTTTTCTAAAATTTTATCATAGTATCTAGATAATCCTACAGATGCATTGGCCATTGTTATGATATGATGCTTATTAATATAAACATATTCTTCTTCAGTAAATGGTTGAATCCATCTACTTAAATTTAAAGATTCCATCATTCCTCTTGGAGCTAGTTTAGAAACAACTTGTATTTTTAGAGGATTTGATACTTCATAAGTATCTTCACATTCAATTGCAACACCCATAATATCTTCACCATTAGATAATTTTATTATTTTATAATTATCTGTTTCTTGTTCTTGCGTCATTTTAGCTTTACCTTACTAATATTGTAATCGAATTGCTGTTCGTTATAGATATTTAGTCTTTCTGTAAAATGTGTAAAGGTAAAGTTCCTTCTCTCCTTGTAAGATATATCATCTGCAATATCAAATACTAAAACCGAATCCTTACGTAAGCTCCGGCGAAGTCCACGCCCGATTGACTGGAGTACTCGAATCTTGGATTTACTTGGACTTGCGAGCACGATGTTGTTAATATTACGAATATTAATACCAGTGCTGAAAGTGCCATAACTGGCAATGGTAATAGAGTTTTTTTCTCTGTCCACAATTTCTCTAATATTTTCCCTTTCTCTCGCATCTGTTGCTCCATATACGAAAAATACGTTGGCATCCACATTATCATTCTCCTTTACTTTATCATATAATATTTTACCATGCTTCTCTACTAACTGAAAAAGACATAAAGTGTTTCCTAGCTGTAGAAAAGAAATGTTTACTAATAAGTCACATATAAATTTATTTCTCTTTTCGTTCCCCACAATATATTGCAACTCTTCGGGATAAGTCATCTTCTCTTTTATTTGAGGGTGTTTTAAAACAATACAATTAATTTTTAAATTTGCAAGCGTTTTCTTGTCCATAAGTTCTTTGGTGGTAACAACATTATCAACACTTCCAAACAATCCCTCCAATACCAATCTGTGTGTCTCTGTATCATCAAGCGTTCCTGTAAAACCAAATCTATATTTACATTGATGAAGTTTTGTCATAATACTGGTAAGAGACTTCGCTTTAAACAGATGCGCTTCATCACCGATTACACAACCAAACTGTTCAAAATATTTCTTAGGCATTTTGTAAACTGACTGCCAAGTAGATATTACTACATCCTTAGTTACCCTTCTATCATATCCTTGATATATTTTTTGGCAATAAGTTCCTGAACTCCAACCATAATCCTGAAAATCAGTATACATTTGTTCCACTAATGATGTAGTAGGAACTAGGATTAAAGTCTTATGTTCAGCCATTTGATAATACCGAACAAGAAAATATATTATAAGAGACTTACCAGAAGCAGTAGGGCTAACAAGAAGAGAACGATTTCTTGATATTGCAGTGTGTACAGCATCAATTTGATAGTCTCTAATTTTGAGGGATTTTCCTTTTGATTTCGGTTTAAGACTTTTGACGAAACCTCTAACAACCTCACGTACAACATCCCTGCCATCTTCAACTCCTTTCTCTAATTTATATTTTATATTACTTCTTGTACAAAACTCTTTAATATATGGCAACAACCCAACATAAATTTCTCCCGTCGCAGGAGAGAACAATCGTATTTTTCCATCCCACATACGATTACGATACATGGGCATAAACCTTGCATTAGGAACTTCAAAAGTAAAAAAATCTGAAAGTTCTGAATTTTCTGATGGAGAAAGATCAGAGAGTATCAGGTATACTTCATTTTTCTTGGATATCATCATTTTCATATTTCTTAATGATACCTTTTTTAATTTGGTATTCTTCAAGTTCCTTAATATTTTTTACAATACGTTTATCAAACCAAAAAGCAACTGCGACACAACCTACAAAACAACAAACAATTAAAATTATTAAAGTTAATTCTGTCATGTATATCTCTTAATATGTTGCTACAACCTTGTCAGCAATACCATATTTTACTGCTTCTTCAGCTGATAACCACACATCTTCTGGTGGCAACAGTATCTCTCTAATTTTCTTTTCCGTCAGTCCAGTACACTTTTTATAGTGTGCTATCATTCGTTCTGTACTCAACTCAAATTCACGAACTCTAGCAAAGAGTTCATGTTCTTTACCTACTGATCCCCAACTATATTGATGGGATAAAATTGAAGTGTTTGGTGTTAGTAACCGTCTTCCTTTTTTACCAGCCATGAAAGTTAAGATACCACAACTTGCTATCAATCCTATTCCAATTGTCTTAATAGGAATAGTACTACCTTTCATTGTGTCAATAAGTGCAAATGCTGAATGTACCTCACCGCCGGGAGAATTAATAATAAACGTAAGTTCTTTTTGTCGTCTTGTATCCGGCATAAGATTATTTTCAATAATCCATGAGATGATAGGTTTCGTTGTTTCAGCCGTGAAATTTTCTGCCATATAATAATAACCATTTTGCCACATTAAAAGGCCTGGTTGAATTTCTGGAACTTGTTGTGATTCTTTATCTTTATCTTTTACTTTAATCATGTTATACCTCTTTTTTAAATATATGCATTTTGTAATGTATCAGGTTCGCCATATTCACCTCTAACAAAAACATTCCATGATATACTAATTCTGTCATCTTTATTTTTAGGAACCCAATGCTGTAACCAAGAAGGAAAAACTAATCCAATTCCAATTACAGAATCAAATTGTATCATATTTGAATTATGCCAATTTGGTATTTTTCTTGGAACAAGTACAGATGCTTGAGGCCTGGGATCAAAAAATTGTATAGGAGCTGTATCTTTTGAAGCATTCAAATAATACACACCAGACAAAAAATTATTAGAATGTGTATGCGGTGCATGAGTTTCATCATCTTCCATTTTATTTGCCCACATATTAGTAATCTCTATTCTTTCAAATGAATATCTATTATTTTTTAAAATATATTTACTGACTTCTAAAATTTTATCTTTAAGAGGTTTGAAATAAGATAAAATTTGAAGGTCATTTTCTTTTTGATGAAAATTATTTGAAGAAGTTAAATATTTTAGCATCAAATTATGATCTTCATCTGATAGATTAGATTTAAATTCATAAATCATGGTGGGGAAACATTCATATAATTTTACATCATCCATGCTATTATAC